GTCGTTTAACATCCTCTTCCTTGACGAGTTCGCCTTCGTTCCGAACCATGTTGCAGAGCAATTCTTTGCCTCTGTTTATCCTACTATTACTTCTGGTAAGTCAACGAAAGTCATAATCATATCCACTCCTAATGGCATGAACCACTTCTATAAGATGTGGGAAGATGCTAGGAATGGTAAAAATGATTACACTACTAATGAAGTACATTGGTCACAAGTTCCAGGCAGAGATGCTAAATGGAAAGAGGAGACATTAAAGAACACATCTAAGAGACAGTTTGCACAGGAGTTTGAGTGTGACTTCCTTGGATCTGCTGATACTCTCATCTCTCCATCTAAACTACAAGCTATTCCATTTGAAGATCCAATTACAAGTAATGCAGGACTTGACGTATACGAGAGAAGTAAAGAAGATCACGAATATATTATTACTGTGGACGTTGCCAGAGGTATCGGTGGCGACTACAGTGCTTTTGTCGTGTTTGATATTACCACATTACCGTATCAAATTGTGGCCAAGTACAGAAATAACGAGATTAAGCCTGTACTGTTTCCATCGGTGATTCATTCCGTAGCCAAAGAGTATCGCTTCCCATATATCTTGGTTGAAGTGAATGATATTGGTGACAGTATAGCAGCAACATTAAATTATGATCTAGAATATCCTAACGTATTGATGTGTGCAATGCGAGGTAGAGCAGGTCAAGTAGTAGGTCAAGGGTTCTCTGGAACTAAGACTCAACTGGGTGTAAAGATGAGCATCACAGTTAAGAAGCAAGGTTGTGCAAACTTAAAGGCAGTCATAGAAGATGACAAGTTAACCTTTAAAGACTTTGATATATTAAGAGAACTTACGACATTCATTCAGCGAAAACAATGTTGGGAAGCGGATGATGGGTATCATGATGACCTAGTAATGTGTCTTGTATTGTTCTCTTGGTTAGTCATGCAGGATTATTTCAAAGAGATGACAGATCATGATGTCAGACGAAGAATTTATGAAGAACAGAGAAATCAAATTGAACAGGACATGGCTCCTTTTGGATTTGTAGATGATGGGATGGGTGATGATACATTCATTGATGGAGACGGTGAGCTGTGGGCTTATGGAGATACACAAGAGAGTGCTGCATATATGTGGAACTTCTAGGGGTATTTGAATACCCCCTAGGGTTGTTAGGTGTTAGACTTACTGGAAATTCTAAATAGATGTAGATAATTTGATCATCTAACGAGGGAGTAAACATGGCAAGTCAAGTCTCGCCTGGTGTAGTTCTTAGAGAACGTGACCTAACCAATACAGTTATTGTAGGAGATTCAGCTATTACTGCTGCAATTGCCTCATCTTTCCAAAAAGGACCAATTGGAGAAATAGTAAACATTTCTAGTCAGAAAGGTTTGGTTGAAACTTTTGGTACACCACAAGAAGGAAATGCTGAAGATTGGTTGGTAGCAGCAGAATACTTAGGATATGGCGGTAGACTCGCCGTTGTACGTGCAGAAACAGGATGCTTGAATGCATCATCTGGTGCTGGTGTACTCATCAAAAATGATACAGATTGGATTTCTGGTGTTGGTAACAACAATGTATTTGCAGCAAGAACTGCTGGTACATGGGGTAACTCAGTTAAGGTAGTTGCCGTAGACCGTGGTGCTGATCAGATTCTTACACTTGCTTCTGCTCCTGCAACAACTACTCTCAATACACAGTTTGTTACAACCTCTGGTGTTCAAGGAAGAATTTATTCTTGGGATGCTGCTACTAAAGAGTTAGCAGTTGTTCTAGACAATCCATCAACACTAATTCAAGTTGGTGATGATGTTGACGAGCCAGGTGACGGTGTTGTAACAGGAGTTACTGCTGGTGCTTATGCTGGACAAGGTTCACAGAATGGTACACACACTGTAGATCCTACAGGTGGTACTGGATCAGGATTAAGATTAGATGTTGCTATAGATGCTGGTGGTAATGTTACTGGGGTAACAATTAACCAAGGTGGTACAGGATACACTGCTAACGATTCAGTAACAGTTGCTGCTGCTGGACTTGGTACAGGTGCTGTTGCAGATTTAACAGTAACAGTTAACACTGTAACCAACGATAATATCAATGTTGATTCTGTTAAGGATTGGTACACCAATACACAGATTGGTACAACAGGATTAAAACTTGCTTCTATCGGTCCTCGCCCTGGTACTTCTGAGTATGCTTCTACACGTGGCATCTCTTATGATGAAATACATGTTGCAGTTATTGATACAACTGGAGATATCTCTGGTGCTGCTAATACAGTTCTAGAGAGATTTACATATCTTTCTAAGTTGGTTGATGGTAAGAGTGCTGAAGGTGCTTCTACATATTTCAAAGAAATAGTTAATAACGAATCAACATACGTCTTTCAAGGAAATGATTTAACAAACACTATTGAGCCAGTAAATGCTGGTGGTGGTGTTGCAATAGGATCTAACTCTAGTGCTCTTGCTACTGGAAGTAAATTCCTTCTAGTTGCTAAGAATGAGACAGACTTAAGTAATGGTACTGATGATTATACTTACACTGCTGGTGAAGTTAATGGTGCTTTAGATCTTTTCGCAGATACAGAAGAGACTGAAGTTGACTTTATTCTTACTGGTGGATCATTTGGTACAGAATCAGATACACTTTCTAAAGCACAGAAAGCAGTTGCAATTGCAGCAGGACGTAAAGACTGTATAGCATTTGTTTCTCCTTATAAAGGAAACTTGATTGGAAGTGGTGGATCTGCTCTCTCTGCTGTACAGCAAAGAACAAATGCACTTAACTTCTTTAACTCTATAACATCAAGTTCATATGCTGTTCTTGATAGTGGTTATAAGTACATGTATGATCGTTTCAACGACAAGTATCGTTGGATCGCTACTAATGGTGATATCGCTGGACTGTGTGTTAACACTTCATCAACTAATGCTGATTGGATCTCACCAGCTGGAATGGCACGTGGTGGTCTTCGCAACGTTGTTAAGTTAGCATACAATCCAAACAAGGCAGATAGAGACGAGCTTTATCAGAACAGGATCAATCCAATAGTTAGCTTCCCTGGTTCAGGTGCTGTACTATTTGGTGACAAGACTGCTCTTGCTTCTCCATCCGCATTTGATAGAATCAATGTTCGCCGTCTCTTCCTCAATATTGAGTCAAGAGTTGAAGCACTTGGTAAGGCAGTTCTCTTTGAGATTAATGATGAAACCACACGTGGTGGATTCCTTTCCAGTGTAAATGGTTATCTCAATGAGATCTCAGCACAGCAGGGTATCACTGATTTCTTGGTTGTTTGTGACGATACAAACAACACAGCAGATGTAATTGACCGTAACGAATTTGTTGCGGAACTCTTCATTAAACCTGCTAGATCCATCAACTATGTAACAGTTACATTTACTGCTACTAGGACTGGTGTTTCGTTCAGTGAAGTCATTGGACGCTAATTTGTTAAATATATAAAAGAAGAGGACATTAAAAACAATGGCAATTACTAGCAACGTATCAACTTTCCTTTCCAGGGTCAGTCAAGGTGTTAGACCCAATATGTTTCAGGTGGACATTCAGTTCCCTGATACAGTTGGAGCAGGTACTGCTGGCACAGATCTTGCATCATTTATGTGTAAGTCTGCCCAACTTCCTGCATCTAACGTAGGTGTTATAGAAGTTCCTTTTAGAGGACGCACAGTTAAGATTGCTGGAGACAGAACATTTGATAATTGGTCAGCAACCTTTATCAATGATAAGGACTTTAAAGCTCGTTCATACTTTGAAAAATGGTTGAACGAAATCAATACTCATCAAGCAAACACTGCTAATGTTATTGATCCAACAGCTTATGGTCGCACAGTTATCGTAAGACAACTTGAAAAAGATTCATCTACTGGTGGAGACGAATTGAGATCATATAAACTATGGTATGCATTCCCAACAAGTGCTTCTGCAATTGATCTTGCTTATGACAGTAATGATCAGATAGAAGAATTCTCAATTGAGTTCCAATATTCTTACTGGACAGTTGGTGGAGACGGTGACGAGTCTAACGCTGGAAGAAGCGGAATCGCCATCCCCTAAATAAGAGTAGGAAACACTTGGTTAAATTATAATGGGTCAACTATTTGGCTTCCAAATAAATCGCAAGTCTGAGAAGAAAGGACAATCACCAGTACCTCCTCTCGCTGATGAGCCAGTCTCTATTGCAGCTGGCGGTTACTTTGGAACATACGTAGACACAGATGCCACCGCTAGGAATGAGTACGAGCTAATCCGTAGATATAGGGATATGGCTCTTCATCCAGAGGTGGATTCTGCTGTTGACGAGATTGTGAATGA